ATAATATTTTGATGTGGTTTCGTCTGAATTATTTTTATTAATAACCCTTTTAAATGTACCCGTTACACCATCACCAAACGTAGTTCCCGTATACCCTAAATCATATATAGAAAAAACATTTAAATCACTTTTATATTCCTCATCACCCAATTCATAAACTTGAAAATAATATTCTCCATTGTAGTCAAATGATAATTTAGCGTACTCTCCAATACTTAAATTATGATTTCCACCACAGTAAAAGGTAATCAGTTCTTTACCACTTACCTTCCTTTTTTTCATTACGAATGGAATACCGTCACTTACATTAAATAATGTCGTAGCACTTAATTTTTCATTGGTGTAGGACATTGTCTGAGCAGTTACATTTTCAAACGCATATGATAGATACATAGTCCAATTATATGTCGTTGCACTTTTTGTGACTAAATCAACATGACCATCTATACCTTCAGTCCTTAAGAAACTAAACTCATCATATTGTGGGTACCCTCTCCAATCATTACTAGTAACTGAGTTAAGAGCGTCTACATAATATAAATCATTTCTAAATGGATAATATGTTGTTTTACCAGTATATATATTATCAAAAATATTACTTAATTTACCCGTAATTCTTATAGTGTTAGACGATTGACGTTCTTTATCAAACCTTTCAGCTAAATTTAATATAACTGTACGGTCACCTTCAACCATTTGTCTTTTCTGACCTTCTAAAGTAATTGGTAATCCACTATCTAAAGTGGGAGCCCCTTTATACTGTTTTTCGCTCGGAACTATTCTTATATTGTTTGGTTCCTTACTCATAATATTTCTTGGTTAAGTATAAATTTATCAATATATTTGTTCATCGCAGATTTACCCGACCTAAGACCAAAATAAAAATGATAGGGTGCACCAACTAACAACTTATTTTTATATGTCCCTTGACTATCATACGTAATATTAGTACCAGTTAATTTTGAATTATATATAAATCCTGGTTTTTCACTAGTTGGTGTCTGTATTGAAGATGGAAACGTATGTGGGTTAGTTAACCTATCAATAGATTGGTAATTTACCGTGTATATACTACTTGTAGTATTTTTATATGACCAATCATTATCCTCGTCACCAAAAATCACTAAGTTATTTTTAGGAGACCATGGATGGAACGGTATTTCTTGGTCTTTAAAACCATAGTAATTAAATAACGGACTAGACACTTGATTGTCTCTAAATGTTACCCTTCCTGGTGTTATTAAGTCTCTATCAATAGTATTCCCCTCAAAGAATATCCCAATATTTGGGTCGTTTGAATTCACATCGTAGTATATTGCATCTCCAGAGTAATTATTACCTAAGAAAGGTGTGACACCAAATTCTGAGTTAATACTAATTAATTGGGATAAATCACCGTCTAATCTTTGGTTTTCTCTACTAAATAATTTTCTTATTGATGCATTACCAAGACCAGTTATTTGACCAAGCCAGTTAGCATTTGATAGTCTACTTATAATAAAAACTTGTAATAAATCTGAGGTATCTTTATAGGACGTCGAACTAACACTATCAATAATATACCCCTGATAGTCATCATTAAAACATATCTCCTGTAAAAATTCGTCTCTAGGTCCCAAATCCATAATAGTCGTAGGGTTACCTAACATCACATTATTTTGACCAGGGTAAGTAGTACCGCCATTTTTAAGTGGAGGTAATTTACCTGTGAAACTACCATTGTTAAATGGTGATGCTCTGTAGAAAAATGAATTATTTATTTCTTGGTACGAAATCGTGTCTTTACAATAATCATAATCTGGTGATGTTAAGAATTTTGTATCGTTAATATCATTACTATAAACATCTTGTTTTTGAAAAGAATACATATATAACGTACCGTTTACCCAGTTATTTACAAATGTTAATGACATTACATTACGGCATATACCAAACATCATTCTAAATCTAGCCTTCCACTCAGTAAAGTTACCAATATCTCTACCAATCTTGAAATATGGTTTCTGTAATAAAGTATAACACCCATTCTTAACTAATGTTGGATTAGTGTTACTCGGACAATTTGGTATAACTATTATGGTGTTATTTGGACCCGGTTGGTAACATTCTAGTGGTACCATATTTGCACATGAAAAAGAATCCGTAACACTATTGATTGATGCATTATTATTAAACTCATCATCTAAAGATTCCGCACCATCACTAGTGTCAAAACCATTTTCACTTAACGATTCACTGCCGTCAGCGTCAACTTTAAATACCGCAAAATCTCTATTCAAGTGAAAAGCCATACTATTATGGTTACTAAAACCAAAAGTCTGATTATCAGATGTCGGTAAACTATCACTCCTAATAATTAATTTTGGGTTTGAACCACTAATATTTACACTTAAAGTATTACCGTATGTTGGTGAAATAATATTTCCGTTTGGTGAGGTTGGTGAAGAAAATCCTTGTGATACCAGTAATGTACCACCATTCACTATATTTTGACTAACATTATTACCTAAAATAGGGGAATATGAACCAGCAAATAATCTAATTAGATTTACATTATCATTGGATGTTACGACATTACCACTCGATATTGTTGCAAATGCTGGTGAACCTGTAGTTAAATTCCAATCATTAATACCCTCACCTAATGACGAATAATATTTTATCTTATTTGACGTGACCGTAGAGTAAGTAAGTGGGTCAACCACAAAATTATACGGTTCGTGATAAAGTTTTTGATTTGGGTCTGTGTATGATACAGTATGAGGTGAATTACTATATTTGTCATTCGTAATTTTTTGAATGGGGACATTCATATAAAAATCACCACTCACTACTTCATTACCATAACCTAGCCCAGATAATCTTGATAAATCATATTTAATATTTTGTCTATCTGTCCAAACGTCAACACCCCTAACCATAATAACCAATTTAAAATTATTTGTTAGGTTAGAACCCATCAAATCAAATGGGTTACCTGTCACAAATGAATTATAACTATTAGTATCGGGATTGTAGTACTGTGTTTGAACTTGAGTATCATTAAAATGTCGATTTATTATACCACCCGGTGTACCTTGTATATCATTAAATGTTTTGGTAGTAATAACCTGAAAATACTCAACACCTGTTTTAAATTCATATTCTTTCTCGGTTGTTGAGGCACTTACGGTAACTGTTGTGGTTGATTGACCACCATTTTCATTAATATAATTAATAGTTTTTGATGTGGTAATCATCGACGTTCCAGTAATTGATTGAGAACCAAACTGATTTGTTGTTGTACCCCCACTATAGTTTGTATCGTTTATATCTCCCACATCATTGAATGTGACAATATCTCCCTGATTGAATGAACCGTTAGACACTAACATCATGACAACATTATCGGTAAATGGTGCACTCCCGTTGACTTCAGTTTTAATTATATTTTGACCATTAGTCGTATTATATACTGAATTAAAGTATCTTGACCTAACATTCATAAGATTCATTGACTGAGCAACTGTTGCCTGAGTTTCTAAAAGATATCGTGAGGGGAGTGTTGATGGAAATGGTAGGTCCCCACCAGTATAGTCTCTAGTCATTGGTAATCCGTAATGTGGTGAATTTAAATCTGCATATCCAGCAAGTGCATATCTAAAACCGAATAAATTAGCCTGATATTTTTCATTTTGTTTAGTACTACTACCATTATAGTTATTCGGGTCCATACCAACAGGTTGTTCATTCGCGGGGTTACCAGCTAATTTAGCCCATGTAGAAGTATTTGTAAGTGGAGCCAAAATACTTTCACCACTATTATCCCATACTACATATGATTGACCTATATTTACACTACCACTACCACTACTACTACTACCACTCTTACCTGTTAATATATTTGTAGTTATCTCATCACCATCTAAATCTTCAACATCGCAATCGCAAGTTAGACAATCAGGATAACTCATCATTGGTAAATTAAAACTTTTAAACTTAAATTTAACAAGGAGTGGTGACACGATAACTGCAAACGCCACCGCAGCAACCCCAAATACAAGTGCGAGTAACGCGTTGACTACTATTAAACCAACCGCCGGAAATGAAGCTGCCGCCGCGATACCAAATTGAATCGCCTGAAACGTTAAAAACGCCGGAAAAAATATAGCTAAAAACCATTTAAGTATCGGCCAAATTCCCGCGATTACATGTAATAGAACTATCAATGGTATCGCAACAAAACCAATTATCGTAATTATTATATTAAATAAAAGAAATAAGAAATCAAAATTTCTAACTCCGTCATTCGTTGGGAATTTATTAGTTGTTGACTCACATCCTCTATCAAGTATCTCTTTAATACCCATAAATTTAGCACGGCCCGAACCTTTTCTATGTTCGTCAATCATTTGAGCGGTAGTATACACCTTATTGTATACCATATCATAAAAGAAATCTTCACATTTAACACCAGCTTCTTTATCCGCATATTCATTCCAATTTAATGAAAACCCATAACTCTTTTGAAACTGTGAATATCGGTAATCATATAATGTGTAACTAACATTTACAGGCACAATGAACCCACCTGTAGAATTTTGTTTTTTAGTGACCCGTATCTCTAATGTACCACCCGATGGAAAATCTATCCACTTCTCAGTTCTTAGCTGTCCATTAACATAAGTTTCTATTTTCTCCGCATCCGTATTTTGTAATACTTCAACACTACGATTAAATGGTATAGTAATAAATGATGTTTGAACTTCGTTACTATTATTAAACACTTCAACTGAATTACCAACAGGTGTAGATAACGTACTAGGGTCAACACCAGGATTTGACGCATTTCCTTGCCAACCGTACTCACGAATTTGTGGGACCAGAAAATTCGCTCTAATAATATCACCTTTAATAAAATTAAAAATACCATCAGTGACAGCAGGTCCATTTTCCTCAGACTGATACTTAACCTTAAATCTATATTTACCTTTTGTCGGTATACCTATTGAAGGGTCATTAGAGGTCACCTGTTCACCAAACTCATTAGTAATCACATAATCTAAATTCATTGGAATATCAGTGACAAACGTACCTTCATCATCAATAACTTTACCCCCATTAGGTAGTAAGTATTGTTCCAATACTGGGTATCCATCCTCATCCAAATCTATTGATTGTCTCACAGATAAAACCTCACCCGGTCCTGTAACCAACCCACATAAATCACCCTGCTCTGTTCTTGGCTTACAATTCTTCTTTAACATCTGACTATCCGATGACGAAAAAATAGAGCCCATAAAGACTGCGGTCGGCTGAATCTCAATATTTATATCCCTTAAATCGAAATCAGTTCTTGTTATCCCAATATTACATAAATCCTCTTGACCCCAAAAAGAGGCAACATCAATATCTTTAACTTGATTTATAATTTGAGGTAATGAATTAATATCTTGTGATGATTTAAATTGGGAACCATTAAACTGTGATGATACACCTCTACCCATTCTAATCAAATCTTGAGGTCTCAAAGAAAAACACCCCATATTAGATAAATCTAAATCTAACACTAATTTTTGATTACCGAGCGGGACCCCTGTTATCATAAAATCACCAGAGTCATTTGTCTTAACAGTATACCTATAGTATTTTTCGTATATTTCTAAAACCTCACTTCGGGTCATTACATCAGACCTTGATGGGAATGTTCCTGTCGGCGTATGTCCTCCGTATTGTTTTTCGTATGGAAGTAAGTTATATCTATACCCATCCTCATTCTTATCTGTAACAGACTTATATGGATATAATGTAGATATTACTGGGTCTTGTAAGTCTATTTCGTCTATTGGTACGAATATCGATACCGTAGCATTAGGTATACCAAATCCACTGTTAGCCACCACACGACCAACAACAACACCGTAATCGGCACAAAATCTTGAGTACACGTCTTCTTGTCTTAACTTTAAAGAAAGTATCTCTAAAAAGTCAAAATCTTGTTCAACCGTAACATTAATATTTTGGTCGGTTCCTAACTTGGTTCTTATTCTATATGATTTAGACATAAAGTAGTTTTAAGATAAATACTTATTTATCCGTTTTACAATGATAAAGCCATAAGTAAGTTTTGTAAAACGTATATTACTTGTAGTCCACGTTTTTAAGGTTTTTAACCCTAACTTTGATATCTTTTTCTGGAAACCTAACTTGGTAAATTTGAGATGGTTCTGCAAATATTGTCTCATCAATTAACGCAATTTCTCTTGTTTTTGGGTCAGAATATCTTTGAGAAGTTTCAGAAGAGGAGTATTGACCACCTACCTTATTGAAAACTTTTAAATCGGTCACAGATATCACACCCGCTACATCTTGTATGTTTTTCTTAACCTCAGATATAAACACGTTCTCACCCATCGTACTATTAATTGGTGACATGATACTTGTTACCTCATCAATTATTTTTGTGATTACATTACCTTGGTTTTGACCCGAATCAATAACAACAGAAATATCGTACTCTAAATCAATCACTAAACCAACATTTACAGATATATAATCATTTATCATTCTATATTTTGAAAGGTAGTTAGCAATATTTTGTTTTAATGTATTAGATACTGTCTGTGTTAAACTTCCATTTGAATCGTATGATAAAACATTAATATTAATTTTATTATCTTTTTCAGTGATTGCTGTTTTAGCAGGTGCACCGTATTTTCCTGGCATTTTTCTAATTAATGCATTATAATCATTAATTGTAACGGCCCTATTTTGAGAAGCATAATTAAATGTTACCATATTTCTAACCTCTTCAATAGATGGTTGGTTAGCACCACCAATAGCGGCAGTGACATTGTTAACCGTTAATGAGTTAGTTACCGTTTGGTTAATAGTGTTAGATGGACCACTCACAAAGAAGTTTACCGTACCTACTTGATTAATTGCATTAACACCAATATTTGATTGTGCACCTCCACCAACTCTATATTTAACAAATAAAGTTGTGTTAGCTGTGACTGTCCTACCTAACCCAATATTGTTTTGATATTCTTGTATTCTTAATGATACCCCGTTTCTAGCAAACTCAGCTAACTGGTCATCAGGTGTTGTTGTACCTCCCCCAAACTGTACTTTCATAAAACCCTGTGGTGTATATTCTGTTATAAACCTAGTTTCGGTATCTATGTATTTACCAACTTTTAATCCCGGTAAGTCAGAAGGTTTTGTCGTGTCTTCAATGAAAACAGTACTCTCAGCCAATGAGTCCACTTCATACCACTTATCTTGAGCATTAACAAATTCTGAATACGTTGGTGTGGATTGGAAGGACGTCCCATCTTTTTGTATGATGTCCACAACCTCTAAAACGTTTTGTTCAGGTAAGAAAAACTCGTAAAATGGTTTAACATCATTAGGGTTAACCGTTTTCTTAAAAACTTTTGTTATACCATTAACAACAACCTCTCTTTTAGTGATAGTGTAGTTTATTAATACATTGTTAGAATCAAAGTTAGGTATCTTAGTCCTGTTAGGAAAACCCTCGTTGTTATATTGAGATGCAAAATCAATGTCGTATACATTTTCAAATACTTGACCTGCACCAATAACTTGAGAACCGGCTCTTAAGATACCTAAATATCTTGTATCTTCTTGGTCACCAGATGCTGGCACCACAATAGAAAAATCAACAATACCTACTGAAGGTCTATTACCAGGTATTTTTAAACCGTAAGTTCTGGCGATGTTAAAAATAGATGAACGTTGTTGAGCATATTGTAAAACAGTTTCTTGAATACTTCTATCAATATGATAGTTTAGATTATCACCAATGGCAGCATTTAGGTCCATCAATACTGAATAAACCGCAGCGTCATTAAAGTTATCTATCAATTCAGGATAATATTGTTTAGTGTAGTTTACTAAATCTTGTCTTAGTCCTTCAAAGTCTCTTTCTGTATATGAAATCTTTTTACTTGCCATCTATTATTAAATATTTATAATTATGAAATCTTTAGATTGAAAAGTACTATCTGTGATTGTATAATCTATCCTTAATTTTGCCGTATACTCTTCGACACCCCTACCAGGTAATCTATATATCCCCCCAACACCTAATTTATCCATGTTTAATTCACCTTGAGACTCTAAGTCATCTAAATAAGGTGTAATTGTAATTTCATTAATTGTTAGGTTTGGTATATATTTTTCAACTGAATTTGTGATATCTGTTTTTATCCCTTCGAATGTTGTACCATCCATAGGTTCAAATATAAACTCATATATTCTAGTACCAAAGTCAGGTAAATAATACCTACTACCCTTTCTAGTTAGAATTAGATGTAACAAATCAGTCCTTATCTCCTCATCAGTTGTTTGAGAGAGTGAGACGTATTTTCCATCCCTACTATCTTGAAAAGGAAAATTAATACCATATGTTTTACCGTTTGCCATTATCTATAAATATCTTAACACTATAAATTATAAAAAAAAGAGGACCGAAGTCCTCTTTTATATTTATTGTATGTTAATTTTAACAATTATCCCTCACATGCAACACATTGTAAATCATTCAACCCTAACTTCTTTCTTGAGAAAGCTTGAGCGGAATTCATTGAGTGTTGGTAGTATAATGTTTTAACCCCTAATTTCCAAGAATCAATAAGAAGTTTGTTAACATCTTTTGTTGGCATATCAGGTGACACCATTAAATTTAACGACTGTGATTGGTCAATATATGTTTGACGTACTGCCGCTTGATTGATAATTGATGATTGGTTAATTTCTGCAAAAGTTCTAAATACATCTTTTTGTTCATCATTTAAAAAATCTAAATGTTGTACTGAACCATCTGCCTGTTTAATACTATTCCACACTTCTTTAGTATCCTTATCCATAGTCACTAATAACTCTTTAAGTACAGGATTCTTAATTGTGACTTTCATCTTAGCAACATCCTTTACATAACAATTAGACCAAATGGGTTCGATTGATTGTGAAACCTGTCCAAGAATAAACGCCGATGAAGTTGTGGGTGCAACCGCATTAAGCGTTACATTTCTTCTCCCATACCCTTTTAAGTATTCAGGTTCCCCAAACATTTCAGCTAATTGCTCCGATGCTTTATATGACTTTTCTTTGATGTTTTTAAATACCTCAACATTCAGTCTTGCAGTTTCTCTTGTATCGAAAGCCAATCCTTTAGATTGAAGTAATGAGTGCCATCCTAATACACCTAATCCTAGTGCTCTTTGCCTTTTAGAGAAGTTATATGCTTTCTCTAAGTAGAAGAACGCTCTTTTACCCTCAATTGTTCCGTTGTCTCTTAACTCTTCAATTTTCGTCAATAATTCAGTAACTACCGCATCTAAGAACATAGTCATCACCTCAACAGCATCTGTATCTTTCCACTCATCATAATGAAGAACATTCATTGATGATAAAACACAAACAAATGATTCTTCCTCTGAATTGTGTAACGCAATCTCAGAACAAAGATTTGAATTATTAATTGTTGCTCCTTTGTCTTTATAAACGTCAACAGTACCATTGTTCATTGTGTCATGGAACATAATATATGGATACCCAATCTCACCTCTCCTTTGAATTACCTTAGCCCATATTGCTCTCTTATCTTGGTCACCAGCAATCATATCATTCATAAACTCATCAGTTACTGTAACTGCGTGTGTTAAATCTTGGATGGGGAACCCTTCTGTACCTATTTCTAAGAACTCCATAATATCTGGATGTTCAACAGGTAGGTATGGTGAGAAACGACCTCTTCTAGTCGAACCTTGTGATATATTATCTACAACACTCTCAAAAAGATTCATAAAGTGTACTGCACCTGGTGCCAATCCGTTATCTGTGATTTCAGCACCACGTCCTCGGATATTACCGAAGTAACCTGAAGTACCTCCACCCATTTTAGACATCTCACCAACCTCAGCTTGCGTATATAAAATTGATTCAATATTGTCACCAATATTAGAACCAAAACAACTTACAGGTAAACCTCTCTTTTTTCCGAAGTTTGCCCATACAGGTGATGATAGGGAATACCAACCCTTACCCATATAGTCATAAAATTTATCAGCAAAACCTTCTATACCTAAAAGTTTTTCTGCGTGGTTAGCGATTGTTCTAATTCTTTCTAATGGTTCCTCTCCCTCACTTAGATATCCTCTACGTAGGAAGGTAATTGATTCTTCATTAATCCAATCAAATGGTTTTTTATTATTCATTATATTTTTAATTTTTTTGTTAAAATAAATCGTTAGATGTAATTGATTTCGACTTCTTACTGTAGTTAATACTTCTCTTATTAAAGAAATCTGTGTGTTTTGTAGTTAATATCTCATCATCAAACCACTCTGTAGTTTCCAACAAAGATTCGTTAACTTCGAAGATACTATCGACACCAATAGAGTTTAATGATACATTAAATCTATGTTTAATAAATTCCATAGTTTGATTTTTAGTTAAGAAATCTAAATCTCCCTCCTCAAAAATCCATTCTACGATTTCTGACTCCGCCTCGTATGCTTCCATAGTCGCAACAATTAAATCTTCTTTTAGTTCGTCTGTCCACCAACTTGGGTTTTCATTTTTAATTAAGTTAACCAAATCGAAACCAAATCCAGCATGTATGTTTTCTTCTTTTGATGTCGCTTCAACAGCGTTACTAATACCTTTCAACATATTCTTATGTTTATTGAATGACATAATAACTAAAAATTGTGAGAATAGTGACACATTCTCTACGAACATTGAGAATAGAACAACCGATTCGAAGTATTCCTTGTCTTCAACTGCCTTTGAATTTGTAATTGCTTTCTCTAAATACTTAATTCTTTTACGAATTGCAGGTACTTGTAAAAGTGTTTCAAACTCATTATTTAAACCCAATAATTGTACTAAATGTGAGTAAGCATCAGCATGTCTCACCTCTGACTCTGCAAAAGTAGCACCAACGTTACCAATCTCTGGTTTTGGCATTCTTTTGTATATGTCACCCCAAAATGATTTAACAGCAACCTCAATTTGTGAAATCGCCAACATTGCTCTTTTAACTGCAGTTCTTTCTTTTTTGTCGAGATTCACTTTAAAGTCCTGAATATCAGAAGTAAAATTAAATTCTGTATGTACCCAATATGAATGTCTAATAGCATCAACATACTCATTAAGATTAGGGTACTCGTAAGGTTTTAAGTTCGTTCTTTTTGTAAAGATGTTCGGACCATTATCCTTACGGTAAATGATGTATTCTTTTGCAACATCATTTAGACCGTTATCCATAAGTTTATTCTCTACCATATCGTGTATTTCATCAACGTGAGGAACTCTATCTGGTTCCCCTCTGAAAATCCCTTTTCTCGTTATTCTTGCAATTTTTTCAGCCATCTCATCATCAATATTACCGACACTCTTCATTGCTTTTAATACCGCATATTTTATTTTTTCGGACTGAAACTCTACTTTCTCCCCGCTTCTTTTAATCACATAATTAGTTTCTTTACTGTTCATACTAGTAATTCTATTTTAGTTTATTTATATTTTATTTTAAATACTCTCACGTTGCTTTCGCTTTTCCATGAGCTCCTTAATTCTATCCCTTTGTTTTTCTTCTTTCTGTTCTTCCAAACCTAAGAATGTCATACTTTGTTCAGTATCAATTACCAACATTTCATTATCATACTTACAATTCTCAAACACAACACCATCTTTCCCGATACGAGACTTAGTGATTGCGATAGTTGCCAAGTTCATTTCTTTCTGTTGTAATGATTTAGCAACAGAAATGATTACGTGACCTACCTGAGCCTTCTTAATAGAACCACCCATTTGGTCTGTTGTTACAACTTCTGAAGAAATCGATGAACGGTTACCTTGAGTTGCCGTCCATCCAACAATGTCCAATTCATGACACATCGCTTCAAACGCTCTCATTACTGAACCCTCACTCTTCCATTCATCACCTAAATTCTTATCAGGTGTAATACAATCAATATAATCTATAACTATCATATCAATCTTATTTCCTTCAGCAATCATCTTCCTAACTTGATTTTTTATCTGATTCATGGTCATCGTATCAGAAGGTAGTTTTTTCAAAGTTAAAGAGTTATTTGTGTTCTCCTTAATCTGCCTAACTTTCTCCATTACCTCATCCCTATGATTAGATAAATTATCAGGTGCAATTTCAGTCCATAGTGTGAAATGCTTACGTTGGATAATTTTCGGGTTATCCTCAAAGAAAATCTGTAACACATTGTAACCCAAGTTAAATGCGTGATTCGACATCTTTGTTAAGAAAGTAGTTTTACCAACACCTGTTGGTGCCAATATAACACCGATTTCTCCCTTAGCTAACCCACCTTTCATTAGGTTATCAATACCTGGTACCCCCATCGGAATAGGGTGACGATAGTCATCGTCTAAAACCACCTCTAAATTTGAGAACACATCAGCTGTTCCGGTATCAACTTCACCAACTTGTAACGCTTCTCTAACCATCTCTTCTAAATGGTCATACGATTCGAAATCCCCCTTATCGATGATTTTCTGAGCCTTTGACATTACTTTCTGTAACTCTTGTTGTTTACAGAATTTAAGTGATTTTTCCTGTACGAAATCTGAACCTTCAATAGGTGACTCTTTAACACTATCTATCATGTCAAAAACCATCTTCTGAGCCATAGGTGAACTAATTTCACTCTTCGTAAGTTGTTCCAATGTTGCAAATGTTGGAGTATGTTCGTACTTACTATAGTACTCCTTAATCATTTGCATTATGATTTTAAAATATTGATTATCAAAATACTTCGGGTCAATAACATCAACAATCGAATTGGCAAAATCCTTGTCAATAACGATGTTGTTTATAAGTTGTATTTGAAATGAGTTACCTAAGTAACCGAAGTTTTTTTCTTTTGACATATCAATTAATTTTCTTTAGGGTAAAATATAAATATGGTTATACTAAGCTATAATCCATGTACTCGTAAGTTAAATCTTCAGATGAGAAAATATCCGTTAGACCCCTAAGTACACTTTTTAGTTGCGGACGTATGTCTACGGTGTATCTTATTTTAGGTGGGTATAATTTTCCGTTAAATACTCTATGACAAATTGTCTCATCACCAAGTCTAATTTTAATGTGGAAATTCTCTTCACCATCAGTATTTGAGGTGTCTAAGATTGCCGGGTCCAACGCAATTTGATTGTAGTGGTCTAACAAATACATGTTAGTTCTATCTTTCAAAATGTCGGTTAACTCACTTGTAAAATCATTAACAAATTCAAGTACATCAATACTCTTTCTTGCTTTAGGATTGTAACCTCTAACGTTGAAGTATCTTTGAACAACTATGTTCTCATTCAACATCATTACAAACTCCATTTTTGTTACGTCATTTTTTTCTTTCATTTTTTTTAAATTTTGTTTTTGTAACGTTTTTTTTCTTTTCTTGTTAGTTTCATAAAAGGTGTTATAAACTCTACCCAATTATCGTCTTTTTTGGGTAAATATTTGAAGATTCCATCACTCATCATCATTCTCATTAGATTCTGATATCCTCTTCCTTCAGGGTCTAACTCTTCCGTGTAGTAGAGTTCAACCATTTCCATACCTTCATTACTTATCATTGGTGAGGACAAATCTACAACTTTTTTGTTAATATCAAAGAATTCTTTTCCTAAAACCCCCCTTTTAGTTTTTCCTTCTTTGATACTTTGTAAAATCTTTCGATTATCTCCCTCCGATTGTAATTCTTTAGTACGTTGTATAATATCGTCAACAGATATGACATTGTCCAATATCTCAGGAAATATCTTAACAAATGTTTTCTCCCCTAATAAATAAATACCATCAATATTGTCAGACTTATCACCTGACAAGATTTTAAATGTAGTAATATTATAGTGTGGTATTGAAATGTCTTTAAGGGGTATATTATCTCCTTCCTTATAGACTCTTCTGTGGTTAGGTGAGTAAACCTCTACTTTGTCTGAGATAAGTTGTGTAAGGTCCTTATCTGATGAAAATATAGTTTTGTATTCATCATGAGATATATTACAATAGTGAGCAATTGCGTCATCAGACTCACACCCATCAATGGATACTTGTCTGATAAACATCTCTTCTAAATACTTCTTAACTCTCGACAACTGCCATTCAAATGAAATCTGTTGTTGTTCGTTAAGACTTCTTTTTCTATTTCTTTTGTATTGTTCGAGTATGTCTCTTCTCGAATTAGAATTATTCTCAGCATCCCAAAATACAATTACTTTATCATAATTGTGGTCAACTAAGAATTTTTTCAATGTATTCACAAAGTGGAAAATACCACCAATATGGTTACCCTCATGGTAGAATTCCCTTACTCCGTGAAACCCAATTTTAAATAAGTTATTTCCGTCTACTAATAATGTTTTTGTCAAAATACCTTTATTATAGGTTAGACTTCTTTTACTTCTTCCAATTTGTAGTCGCCATCAGTACCGATGACTTTTTTCCAATATTCCGCTTGTTCTCCTTTATACTGTTCAATAGACTTCTTTTCTTCAGTAGATTCCTTACCTGCAAGGAAACCATGAGGTGTTACAATAATTTTACCGTCTTCATAACCTAATCCATTGATATGGTTTTTCATTACCGATATTTTTGTTCTTACCGCAAACTTAACCTTTCTCTTGTCTTTAACCGCAGCAATCTTGTTGGTTCCCGCATTTTTCTGATTACCAAATAAAAACACCAAAGATGAGTTTAACCAAATTGCTTCACCACCCTTAGCCTTAATCTTTGGTTGACCAAATGGGTTGTCAGGTAATTCCACCCACGGTTGATTAACAATCAATAAGGTGTTTTCGTATTTTGATGTTGCCTTACGTGAACCCGCAATTCTTTGGTTGATACCCATACCAATCTTATCCGCTAATGTTGCGGCATTGTGTTGTTTACCTCCCTTACCATCAAAAGTCATCTTACAAGGGACAGAACCAACAGAGTCCCACAAAAATAGTAAGTCATATTCTAACTCACCTTTTTCTTGTGCATCCAATAGTTCGTTGATATAGTCGGTAATTTGTTCGATGTACTCGAAGTTGTTATTGAACAGGAAGAATCCGTCCCAATCCAATTCACCTGTTTCTTCATCGACAACTTCCTCACATTCGAATCCCATTGTTCTTGCATGGTCAAATGACCACTTTTGTTCAGTTATAATGAATACGGGTAATACTCCTTTATTTTGTGCGTCAACAGCTGCCTTTACAAGAGCCGTTGTCTTGCCTGTATCAGAATGACCTAAGAACATATTTAGATGACCAATGGCCGGACCTGGTACCCCAACCGCATCTAAAAACGCTTCACCCAAATCAAAGAACCTTTGTGGTTTATATTTTGCAGAAGTAGAATACTTCTTCTTCAGAGAACTGAAATCTGTTTTTTTAATTGCCATATTTTTTTTAGTGATAAAGATGGTACCGACAATATCGGTACCATCATGTTAGTTTTAGTTAAAACGGTAAGTCCTCATCCACATCCATTTTAGATTGTGGGTCCTCAGTTTTTTCTGTTGTAGACTCAGTTGTGACACTACTACCGAATGTTGTTTCAGTATTGTCACCGTATACGTATTTCTTAAGTTCTGAATCCCAAACAGGTGTCTCACCTCTTGCGATTGCCTCTAAATACTCAACAGGTTTCTGTGAGTAAACATCTTGCCAAGTTAACTCATCTTCAACCCATTCCGTCATCTGACTCTTATCAGAGTGTATCGGTGCTGGGTCATCATACATAATAGTCTTAACTACTGTGTATTCAATTCCTGAAGGTGTTTTTGCCTTAGACAAATCAACAATCAAGTCACGACCTTCGTTAGCATCAGTCACGTCACCTTTTTGTCTCCAAATTGGAATGATTTTATCCAAGATACCCTCTTGTTTGTAATTATCTTTGAATCTCCAAAACTTTGGTCCGTGGTCTTCATTCTCACGGTCAATAACCTTAACGATGTAGAATTTACGTGGACGGTACTGACGAGCCAATTCCTTATCTGAGTCTTTACCTGTTGACATCAATTCTTCGTAAACCTCAGTAAGTGGTGAACGCTCACCATCATTTTTACCTGGGTCAAATAATTTAGTCCATTTACCGTCGATTTGAACTTCGTGATACCACACTTCTTTGAATGGTGATGAACCGTCTGGTGTTGGAAGGATACGAATAACCTTTTGTCCTGACTTAGTTCCTTTTGGAAGATACGTTGTAAAGTATCTTTTTAATCTGTCTTCTTGAGAGATTCTGTTACCTCCACCCGTGTTTTGGGTGTTCTTTTCATACTGTGATAACACAGCATCTAATGCATTTGCCATAATTTTTCTTTTTTTACTCTGTTAATTGTTTTCTCTTAAACTCAATAATAAAGATAGTAATTATGTCAATAAAGTCAAACTCTATAAACAAAAAAAACCACTCTATTTGAGTGGTCTTTATTATAGTTGTAAAATTTAATTAAGTCAAATAATTAATTTTATTCTGTCGGTCCGTTGAATGATTTACGAATGTCGGAATCAGAATAATTCTCAACCTCATCAGAAGTTAAAATATATTCATTCTTACCCGTTTTTTCCATATCGTCTTCTTTATCTGCAAAGAAATCGGTTAACTTTTGATTATAAGGATAACTATCTAAACTTCTTAGTTGTAGTTTCTCCTCAGGTGATTTTTGACGATACTTCTCGACTTTAGCTTCAATATCATTAATCTTAGTGAAAATTTGGTCCATCTGAGAAAGTTTACCTTCTAAATCAGATAACTTCTCGAACATTGTATCCATATACTCGTCTTGCTTATCTGAAATCTTGTTCTGTGTATTCACTAAATCAGTTATATCTAACTCTTCAGTGTCCCCACCCATGTCTTTATCAGACTCAACATTTCCTTCGTCGTCAATTTTTTCAACTTCAGGGTCAGTATCAACATCAACTGGTTCTGCAATTTCTTCAGCACCACCTTCGACATCCATATCTAACTCCAAATCATCACCAGCTTCATCAGCTGTGTCTGTAGGTTCTTCTTGTTCAATAAGGTAACGATTAATAGTATTGTGTCTATTAAGTTCCTCAAGTATTTTTTTATCTATTGACATAATTTTTTATTTTAACCATTAAGTAATGTCTTAACACCATGAGGTGTTTCAACCTTTAAGGTTCTATTAACTTGTCTAGTATTATCAACTCGCTCAATAAGTCCGTCTCTCATACTAACTGTATAACAATCACCTGTGTCTAAGTCACAAACCTCTTTGTAACCATTTCCGGCATCTCTTTCAGTAATTCTAGTGTCTTTTGACAAATACTGGTCTAATAATGATTTAACATTCATAATATTACTTTTATATATAAATATACGTTTATTATCGTTTTTCTTACAATCCGTTATTTTTAGACCATCTAAAGGCCTGTTTAAATATTGGGATTGAATTATCATACGTCTTTTTTATTAATTTTTCATCGTCAGTGGTAGGGTTATTTAATATATCATTAAGTTCATTATCGGTATTAATTCTTCTAAACCAATTTCTAATATATACCTTAGAATACGCAACAGCATAATTATCTTCACTAAAGTCAGACCCTATATAGTCTGTCAGTTGAGTACGTACAGAGTTACTATTATATCTAACCAATAATGGGTCAAAAGACCCGTTAGGGTCACTGAATGAAAAGTAACTTCTAGCCCTACCGTCAGATGTTGATGATACACAAAATTGTCCACTAACTTTATCATTATCTAAACCTGACCACCGACCACTATCAGTAGTTAACCCAACGTAGTTATTATTAATTCCTTTAACATAACCATTTTTATATCCTTGTTCTCTCCAAACAGTACCAATTGTTAATCTTTTAACATCAAAATTAGTAGTTTTAGTATTAACATACGTTATAATATCATTGTAAGAATACTGCGTATTTTGTTTAGTTATGAAATCTAAACCTTGGTAAGCACTTACTGGCGAACAATTACTTGAACCCACACTTGAACCATTAGTTGAGTTAGTACTAACTCCATTAGAGTTTGAAGACCCATTCTGTAATGTTGGTGTTGTAGAAGGTGTTTCACTTGTTGGTTTTGCTTCTTTAGGTTTTTTATATGATTTATTAATTCTCTTTAGTAAATCAATATTAACACTCATTGTTAGTTCGGTAATACTCGGGAATGAATATTTAGAAATTCTAACACCACTAAATGTAGTGATAAAATTACCAGGACTAATACTGTGAGACACATCTGTAATCCAATACGGACCCGTGAACATTGGTACGTATCTTAGGTTAAAATACATTGTCGGCTGTATCATCATATTACCCATTGACATAATCTGACAATTATAACTTCTATTTTTATAGATATTATATAATGAAGTTGATTGTTGAGATGTTTTCGAACCTTTACTCTGATTCGCCATGTCTGTTAATATACGGAACGATTCTGAGGTATCTTTAAATTGTGATTGGTCTAAACTT